ATGAAACTTGGTAAATTAGTCTTATATCCCAAAGCTATTGAAATTGCTTTTGCTACATGTCTTTTGTCTATGATGAAAGAGACTGTAAAGGTAATCAGAAGAATTTATCTACTTTAAACAAATCTAATCGTCTAGATGCTATACGCACTGACGACTACATAGATGACCTTCAGAAAATGCAAAGGAAGACTGAGAAGTCTTTGAATATAGACAATGTGATGTTGTCTGGTTGCGTAATTCTTTTTGGAAAGAGGCTTTTAAGATTTTCTAAAAAAGAACTGAAAAAGACTTTTAAGAAAATGAGGGATCAAGACACTGGGGAAAGTAAAGATTTAGATCAGATGCTTAAGTCTTTCATTACATCTAACCAAGATTTAATGAGGATTATAAGAAGAAATCTTTTATATAAAACTGTAAAGACAATCAAAGATGGTTTTGCATCTGGAGATGATTTAGAAGATATAGAAGAAGAAATCAACGATCATATAGAGTCTATGGAAGGTTTGGTTACATTTAGTGCTAAAGAGAATATAAAGCAACTACATTTAAATTACTGTAGATATAAGCTACTTAAGTTTGGGCTTGATCTATATATATGGGCAGATGTCGGAGATACTAAGGTTAGACCTAGTCACAGAGTTTTGAATCAAAAAATCATGACATGGAAAGATGCAACAATCTATAGAACTCGTGGTAATGATAAGTGGAGAAAAAAATCATCTATAGGAGGGGTTCAAAAACAAGTAGGAGAAGATAATAATTGTAGATGTAGTTTTATACCCATAATTTCTTCTTATGAAGAAGATGATGATAATTATTCTGAAGAAAGCGATGATGATTTAAGCTAAATCTCTACTATATATATGAAGAAGATGATGATAATTATTCTGAAGAAAGCGATGATGATTTAAGCTAAATCTCTACTATATATTGTATTAAAAATCTATAGATATGTATTTATCTACTATATCTAGTGGTTTTGCGTGCGTTTTTTATATATTTTACTTGAACTTTACCTTTTCTTAATATACTATTAATGTAGTTAAATTAATATTAATACATTCTTAATGATTGAATTCAGAGAAGATGCTACTTTCAAACCTAAGTTAAAAAAGACTAAAGAGGGTTATTTAAAGGGCACTGCTTACATATCAAAGTTCAATAACGTTCAAAGATACTTTAATAACGATGGTTCTGAAAGGCTTGAGTTTAGACCTAAAGAGGAAGTATTGAAACAAGAAGCTTTGGAGTCTCTTAAGGGTATAGTAATTACCTGTGAACATCCTAGGGGTAGTTTTGTAGATTCTACGAATGTTGATAAATTCACAGTTGGATATACTGGAGAATCTATAATTATCAACGAAAATAAAGTTGGTATAAATCTTACAATCACACATAAAGATGCAATAGCTCAAATACAAAGAGGCAAGCGTGGTTTATCTGTTGGCTATAGTTTGACTTTAAGAAAAGAAGATGGTGTGTTTGAAGGTAAAAAATATACACATGTACAAGAAAGTATTATAGCGAATCATTTGTCTATAGTCCAAGAAGGCAATGCTGGACCTGATGTAAAAATTAACACAGATTCAATGCAAAATAACGCAGATTCAATACAACAATATCGTGTTGATAGTTTTGAATTTGAAATGGAAAACAAAGAGGTAGATATGGATTCCGCACAAGAAAACGAAGTTAAGGAAGTCGTTGAAGACAAAGTTGAAGTTAAAGAAGTTGTCGAAGACAAGGTAGAAGAGAAAACTGAAGAGAAAACTGAAGAGAAAACTGAAGAGAAAACTGAAGAGAAAACTGAGGATAAAGTAGAAGCTTTTGCGACTGCTAATACTGATTCTTTAGAATCTGCTATTAAGAACCTTAATAGTTTAGTCGAGAAATTAACAATTATAAAAAATAACAACGACTCTGATAAGGGTTTTCAAGAAGCTGTCTTTGCTAGATGTAGTCTTCTAGATAACGCAAAAAGAGTAATGAACGTTGATAGATTACATGACAAATCAGATAGGTTTGTGATGGAGGAAGTTTTAAAGTCTAAAGATAAAACTTTAAATTTAGATGGAAAAAGTGAAGATTATGTAAAAGCTAGGTTTGATCTTTTGATTGAGTCTGTAAAAAAAGATCCGATTAAAAAACAAATACAAAACTTAGATAGTAGTTTTTATATAAAACCAAAAGCACCTGAAGAATTAAGTTTCCAAGATTTAATTAACGAAAAAAGACAAAGCAAATAAAAGAGGAATTATGACAAGTTTTGCATTAAGTATTGATAGTTTACAAGTTGGGCAAAGACCTAACACAAATATATGTATGATAGATTCATACATTGCTAAAGAAGATATTGAATTCGGAAAGCCAGTTCTTAGAGAGGTGGTAAATGGAGTTATGGTTGTAAAAAACTGGGTTGCGGGAACTGCTGCTGATCTTGCAAAAACTTTTGCAGGTATATCTTTCTATACCCAAACATCAGCAAATAAGTTTTATGACGATACAACTGGGAGTGTAATTTCCGCAGGTACTCTTGGAAACTTTATGAGGTTTGGAGATCATTTAATAACAGCATCAGTTGCAGTGGTAATTGGAGATGCTTGTTACATAGATGTAGCAACTGGGAAATTTACAAACGTAGCAACAAACAATTTAAAAATCGGTAGATTTTATACTACAACTACAGCTGTAGATCAACCAGCTTTAATTTATTTAACTTTTTAATAAGAGACGATTATGTACCAAACTCAATATAATACACACAACCTTGATGATAAAAAAAGATTTAAATCAGAAAGATTTGTAAATTTTCAATTTCAAGATGGCAATACATCGTTGTCAAATAGATTTAATACCGACGCTTCATTCTCTGCTTTATTTGAAGAACAACTACAAATGTTAGATAATACAGTAATGGAAGTAATGAAAGCCGATAGGACTTTCTTGCAAGATATACCAGTACAAGCAGGGCAATTAGGAGCTACTACACATACTTGGTTTATGAACGATATAAACGGTAAAGCGGGTTATATCTCTGATTATTCAACAGCTTTGCCTAAAGTTGGTATGACTGGAGAAGCTTATACTGGTAGATTTTTAGATTTTGGAGTTGCTTATGATTTAAGCGTTAGAGAGATACAAGCTGGTAATAAAGCTAACGTAGACCTTGAAGATGGTTTATTAAGATCGGCTACTAGATCTTTAATAGAGCTTCATGATAACACTGCTTATTTTGGAGCGCCTGCCAAGCAAGTTTATGGCTGGTTGGAATATTCAGATAAAAACACAAAAGCTCCTTCTAGTAGAAGAGTTACCACTCTTGAAGCGAGTGGAGCTAGTGTGTCTGCCAAAAAATGGGCAAATAAAACTGCGGATGAAATCATGAAAGATTTAACTGATATAGTAAATGCAATAGATCTAAGAACTAATTCTAAATTTATGCCTGATACAATCTTGTTGCCTACAGAACAATATCAAAGAGCTAATGATGTTAGGCTTTTAACTACAGCTACAACTAGTGTGTTAGAAGAGTTTAATAGAAAATATCCAGATATAAATGTTATAAAAAGACCTATTCTAAAATATGCAACCGATCCAATAACTGGTCTTGTTATTGGTGGATTGCTTGGTAAAGATGCGATGATAGCTTATAAAAACGATAAACTTTGTTTTAATCAAGTAATTACAGAAGTAATGAATGTTTATCCAACTCAAGCAGTTAATTTGGCATATACAACAAATTTCACAGGAAGACATGGTGGTATTCAAATGAAACTACCTGAAACTCAATGTTTTATGTATGGCATCTAATGGTTAAAACACCAAAAGAATTAATGGCAATAATAGCTCCAGAGTTTACATCTCCAAAATACGATGTAGACGGAGCTATTATTGTTGCTAAAATCAGAGTAGATAGTTCGCTTTCTTTTGCCCCGCCAGAAGAAACATATAATATGCTTATAGCATATCTTGGGGCTCATATACTAAGTATAGGCGGTAGACCTCTTGGAAGTAGTGGGGATATATCTAGTATGCAAGTTGGGGCAGTTTCTGTTACATATTCTACAAACAAAACATCTCCAAAAAGTGCCATGACTGGTTTAGCTCAAACTGTTTTTGGTAATGAATATATACAACAAAGTCGTCCTTATAGATTCTCACCAACAACTTAAATTAAAGTATTTTATGTCTGCTTATTTACAAGATGATGATTCAGAATATAAAAAATTCAAAAGTAAAATAGACGCTTCTAACGATTTAGAAGTAGCTATTGGTATACATGAAGATGCTGGTTTTAATGAAGAAGGAGAAGATATTTTACAATATGCTATTTGGAATCATTATGGAACAGCTAATATACCAAAGAGACCTTTCGTAGATTTAGCAGCCGATAGAAATAATAACTGGCAGAAATATGTTGAGGAGGCTTTAGGTAATGTCATAGATAAAAATACATCTTTGAAAATCGAAGCTGAGAAGGTTGGAGTTATTGCAGTTAAAGATATGAAGGCTATTATAGAAAATAAAGAAATTCTGCCTATGAATGCTCTTTCTACTATTAAAAAGAAAGGCTTTGATCATCCTTTAATAGAAACAGGGGCTTTAGTAGACTCTATAAAATACAAGATTCATGAATGATTATTCAAGTGATGATATAAATGAGTTTTTAAGATTACATCTTCCAGCTTGGCTTAAAGCACACGACCAACCTAATTTTTTTCAGAAACATTATTCTTATATATATTTAGCAGGCGGAAGAGCTAGTGGTAAAACTTACATAGTTGCTCTTTATCTTTTACTACAAGCTATATCAAAACCAAAGCAAAAGATCTTGTGTACTAGACAGTTTCAAGAGTCTTTGAAAAAAAGCGTTGGAGCTTGTTTGATAATTATGATTCACAGTTTGGGACTTAGAAAGCATTTTAAGATTACAAATTCTGAGTTTGTATATACACCGAATGGTTCAGAGTTTTTGTTTAAAGGATTTGATAGAAACAAAGATACTATTAAGGGATATCATGCATTAACCCATGTATGGATAGAAGAAGCAGATAGTTTAACTCAAGAAAGTTGGGATTTACTAACACCTACTGTGTTTCGTACTAGCGAATCTATGTTCGCTTTGTTTTCTGAGGAAAGTTATAAACAAGAGCAAAAAGAATCTGACGCTCAAATTATTATTACAATGAACCCTAAATATGAAACAGATTGTTTATATAAATCTTTCATGTTAGCTAAAAAAGTACCTCCAAATTCATATATTAAAATACTGAACTGGTATCAAAACCCATTTTTTAATCTTTCAATGCATAAAGAAAGATTACATTGTCTGAAAAATGCTCCAGAAATTTATAATCATATTTGGGAAGGAGAGTTGCTACAACATTCAGATTCTCAAGTATTCAAAGATAAATGGTTCATTCAAGATTTTGAAGAAGATGAAAACGCTGAAAAATATTATGGTATAGATTTTGGTTTTGTGCATCCATTGGCTGTAGTAAGATGTTATATTAAAAATAATTGTATTTATGTAACCGATGAATTTAAAGGTGTTGGTGTTGAAAATCATGAAATTTATGATTTATGTATACAAAATATTCCAGGTATTGCTCAAGGAAAAATATACGCAGATTGTGCAAGACCAGATACTATAACTACTTTAAAAAGGCAGGGATTAAACATAAAACCAGCTGATAAAACTTCTGGTGATAGTAAATCATCTTATACAGAAGATTCTATTTCCACTATGAGATCTTATAAAATAATTGTTAAACCTCATTGTATTAACATGATTAGTAACCTGCAACTATTCTCTTTTGAAAGAGATAAAAGAACTGATGAAGTTAAAAATGTTTTAATAAAGAAAAACGATGACTTTATTGATGCTTTAAAATATGCAGTATGGCCAGTCATTAAACAAAGAAAATATGATTATTCTGGTTATGCAACTTTAAATAAAATGTTTTAATTATTAATTAAGGGCTTATATAAATTATAGATAGTTTTAAATCTATATAGTTTATTTAAAAAATTATTTATGTTAATACATTTATCTATATTATAAGAACATAAAAACTCTAAATCATTAGCTACTAAATCACCTGCAACAGGAAAATCAGGTAGTACTATGCTAGTTATACTTGGATTACAAGTCTTTTTTGCGCATGCGCTTAATGTTTGACTTAATATCAACATCATTAACATCTTTGATAGCTTGTATAACATCTTCCTTAACTTGTATAACATTTTCTTGAGATTTATTAATTTCTATATTTTCATCTAAAGTTTTTTTTAATTCTTGTTTTTCATAAATAAGTTTTAAATTTTTTCTTACTAAATAAAAGCCAAAAAAAGCTATGATTACACCAAAATATTGACGGATAAAATTAAAAACTGCGGTAAAAATTTTAATAAAACTAAACATCTAAATCCCATAATTTAGCTTCTAAAGCTCTTCTATTTACCAGACCATTTATGATTTTATTACCTATACGTACAAAACCTATTTTACTATCAAACAATTCAACTTTAGCTTTTTCTAAATTTTTCTCATTAATAAGCTTTAAAGCTTTACTACTAGCAAATTCACCACATCCAACATTAAATACTAAAGATATTAAAGCAGATATTTGATTTGCAGTTAAATTAACTTTTATTAATTTTTTCAAACAATTAACTGCATCTTGTAAATCTTCGGTCAATAGATCATCTGCTTGTTTTGGAGAAATGCCGTTTTTATATTTAACTTTTTCAAATTCATTTACTACATGACCATATCCAACAGTAAGTTTGCCTGCTAAACACGGATATATAGCACTACTAAACTTTTCAAACTTTTTAACTAAACTAATTGTAGCGTCTGTAATTTCAATCTTCATCACTTGTAAAACCATCTTTAGTACTTAAATCTGAATCGTTGTTAATTGTATCATCTTTTGACAATTCTTTTTTTACAGAACATATATTATTAACAGATCTTTTAGATTGACCATTTGGCAATATAGAATGTTGAAATTCATATAACTCATCAATATTATTAATAGTTTTTAACAATTTAGATAAACAATTAAAACTATTTTTAATTTCTCTTAATTTTTCAAGAAAATCATCATATTCTTCATAGTCTTTTTTTGTATATTCTATAGGTAACTTTATTCCTATGTTATCTGGTATAAAGGTTCTAAATAAATTATCTAAAGTAAATAATGCAACTGATGCCTTTAAACTTTTCTTCGTTAAATCATCGTACGCAAGATCTGCGGATTCTTTTAACAATTCATACATCGGACCTTTGAATCCTTCTATAACATAACTTGGAAGTGGAAATTGAGGATTTGGGTAATTTTCGCTATCAGATTGCCATATTTTTAGGTCAACTTCGGAAATTAAAGCATCAAAACAGTTCTTTGAATCTAAAAAATCCTTAGCATCATGAAAAAAGAAGTTTGAGCCGTTTTGATTCTTATAAAAATATAGATATATATTAGACATTGACTATTTGACCTCCGTTGATTGCACTTGTAGATCCTAAAGTTCCAGATTTTAGGTATAAATAACCATTGATACCAGATATTTTTATATCTGGTACAGTTAAAGAGTTTGTATTTACATAATTATTGCCGTTTAAATAACATAAGCCGGTTTGATTATATGTATTTGTGTTTTCAAAAAATAAACTACCTTTTGTATTGTTAATATTATCAGCATATTTAATATTGCTATTATTTATAGTAACAACGTTTTGTTTATACTTAGGATCTATATAAAATAGATTACAATAAACAATCTCACTTTGTGTAGCCTCTGATATTTCAATATTAGTATCTGATAAATTAAAATTACCAGAGTATAAAAAAATTATATTATTGTAATTACTTGGTTTAGTAATATTTAATATTAAATTAATTATTGTTGAATTCATATTTATTTCAAGAAGATATGGAAATGACCTTGTTGCATTTATTGTATTTGTAATAGTAATATTTGTAGCTATTAATTCTCTCATACCATTTAGTATATTAGAATTTCTAGCAAATATTTGACCAAAATTTACAAACTCTGAATTTTTAATATTTAATCTACCCATGTAGTCATCAACAGGGTTCAAAAAAGTATAATTTTGATTACCTTGGTTTACATTAATAAACAATGCATTTACTATAGAAATAGTACAAACAATCAGATTTGTACCAGCAAAAACATTATAATTTAATTTAAAAGTAGAATCTGTTATGGGAAAATTTGTTTTCCACGTCCCAGTAAATATAGGACAAAAAATACAATTAGAAATATTAAAAACACTCCAGCAAAAATTGTTAACATTTTGATTAGGTAACATAGTAACATTTACATTACCCTCAATAGTTATCCAATTCAGCTGATTCGCACCAATGTCCATCATCCCATTTGAAGGCATTGCAACTTTTAACCCTTGCCCAGTATAATTATCTCTAAATTTTATTAAAACTCTTCGTCCGCCTCCATTTCTACCATAATCTTTTATTATTCTGTCGTAAGCTGTCTGTAACAACCTATTACTTACTTCTGGCTCATCTGGACCAACATACACAGTTATATCATAACCTGGCGGGGGATTGTCTGGATCTACAGGAACTGGTAATTCAGGCTCTTGCATAGTGAACATGTTCTTGATGAACTTTTCACCATCATAAATTCCCAAAATAGTTTCATTTGGCTGTAGACTAAAAGGCACACCGTCTCCGTCTGGGTCTGATAATAATTTTGGACCTAAGCCGTCAACATTAATATAAATCTTGCCATTACTCATATTTTCTACACTATTATTTATAATGCCAGAAGTAAAAACAATGGACATACCCTCATAATATGAAGTTTTATAATATGATGTAGCAGATGTTAAGGTATATAGTGTAAAATATTCTTGAGTAGTATTATCGAATATAATTTCTCCAACAGATAAATATTCGTTAGTATATTGTCTATCTATGTTTGTTTGTATAAAAGAATTATTACTGTAAATAGCTTCATAAAACTTTCCAGTTTTTAAAACTGCATTTTCTATTACATTAGTAATTGGGTTTGTAAAAGTAGTTTTAAAATCTATATAACCCAAAGATCCAATTTTAATTTTAACTAAATCTGTAGAATTAATAGGCGATATAAACTTTATAGTCATACCATCGTAATACTGATCTAAAGAACCAGAGTTTGAAGGAGTTAGCAATAGTCTATTAGCTAAAGGACTCGTTGCATTAAAACCGCTTACTACAGAATTACCTATTTGCTTTACTAAATTAGACTTAGTAATTTTATAATCTTCGTTAGTTTCCGTTTTTCTTATATGAAAAACTGTAGTGTCTTCCAGAGTAGTTGTTGCTTCTAAATCAGAAATTCGTTTATCAACCATAATTACCTATACGATACTATTATCTTTTACTTTACGCCAATTAGTGCCATCGCTAAATGCAATACATCCGCCTGTATCTAGATCTGATATAAAAATCGTACTTCCAGCTGGTTTTGTGGACGCAGCGGGTTTATTTGCGTTGGTATAAACTCTATTAGTTCTTTCATCTAAATATTCTATCCATAACGCATTATAATACTGTAAATAGTTATAATCCCCCCTAGCTAAACCTTTGTTTATTGGGATGCCTTTATCAGTAAATAACTCAGGTATAGAATCTGGTCTGTTCCAACCCTGTGCTTCTTTCCCAGTTACTGGGTCTATTCCAGTTTCGAACTCTTGTATTTTTGCAAGATAAGGTATTTTATCGGGTCTATTTACCATAATATTATTTATTTATTTATTTATTTATTTAATCGTTCCATTAATCTTCCACCTATAAACTCTACTTCCTGTCCTTCTACCGTGAATTCATCAGATAACGAATAGAGTGAAGATGGCTCAGTTACTTCACCAGTACTCAATAGTACATTATACTCTAAACCCTGAGAATCCACAATTATTTTATCTTTATTAGGTCCTACGACTAAATTAAAATCTTCTAAATATCTTTCTGCAAAAGTAAATTTTGTATCTGAAAAATCTTGATATAAGAAAATCTTTTTTATACCAGCTAAACATAATTTTTGCTGTAATTAAAGTTTCAGCTTCTCCGTTGCTACAGTTTAAAACTATTTGAGCATAGATGCGTTTTCTATAGTCTTCATCGTTTAAACCGTATCTTTTTATACCAGGAATAGTTCCTATTCTATCTAATTGAATACCAAAAGCTGTGTCTAAATGACATAAAGTAGAAACATCATAAATTGCATCTTCTAAAGCTTGCTCTTGCTCCATAATGACTTCTAGAATCATATTTATAACAGAGCTATCTTTATACTGAGACATTAAGCGTTTTTTAGCTAACTCAATTTTATTTGTAATTTTTTGAATCATATTTGTAAAATAGTTATTTTGCTTATATCTGTTTTTTGAACTTGAGACTTTTGAACAATAATATTTTCGCTAATTAAAACACTAGGTTTTTGCTCGGTTACAGAACCAGCTAGTGTTATTATTGCAGAAGTTACACCAGGAACGCTATATATACTTGTAAATAAAGATTGATATAAAACACTTTCGCCCACACTTAATTTCGAAATCTGAGACACAAGATTACTTTTAATCAAATCATCTCCATCAATTGGAAATATATTAACATCTTTTGTTATACGTACATCTACATAAATATAAAGAAAAACAGGTCTTGAGAATTTAATAAAATGCTCAAATCCTGTACTGTCTTTGACTGGGACTGATAAGTTTCCGTAAGCCTGTATACCAGCTCCTTTGTTATCCCAAATAGTTTGAGCTATTGTTAAATTATCACCACCACTTACTAAAGCTTCAAAACTATGTGGTGGTATATTATTTACAGTCGCATCAGTGGCATTTTCTATAATTAAAACAGATGTAACCCCAGTTAAGTTTAAAAGTTTACCTCTTATAGCATCAACAGTCCCAGATCCGATAGACCCTAAAGATAACTCCCTTCTAATTCTTAATTCTTCATCCGTTTCTAAATTTCTACCAAGTTCTGGTGAAAATTCATTTATTACAGATATCCAACCAGCAACAGGCGTTTGTATATTTACTAAAGAATTAATTGCTAAACTTATATAACCTGCATCTGAAGCAATAAAAGTAGAAAGAACACTTAGTTTGTCTATAGAAATATATTGAGATACATAAACCTCCATTGTTAATTCAATGTCTGTACTTTTTATAAATAATTGATTATTTACATTACTAGCTTCAACTGGTTGATTACTTTGATTTATAAAAAACATCAGCTGATTTGTAATATGTTCTACAGTATCATTTTCTTGTTTTATGTATGAAAATTTTTGATCATTTATAAACACAGAATATTCAAAATTATTTTGTACAATATCTTTAACATCTAAATATATTTCATAACAAGCTTCATTTGTAATAGACTCATCTTTCGTTAATAAAAAAATTGTATTAACATTATTAGCAATAACCTGACTATTTGAAGGAATTAAAATTTGATTTTTACCAGTAAGCTTTGCTAAAGTAGTTGTTTTTGTAGCTTCCAATCTTTTTATTTTTGCATATGCACAGATACCATCTAAAGCTACACCAAAAGCCGTATCGGGAAATATTGAATTATAAGCGCTTTCTATAGCTTCCCAGCATCGAGCCTGAGATTCTGCGTAAATTGTAACATATTGCATATTAACAGAATTTGGATCTGTATTAACATCTCCGAATTTATCTATTAAACTTTCTTGTATTTCTTCAGTTAAAACTTCAAAAGTCTTTCTATTAAAACCAGTACTAGTTACTCCGTAAGTCATGCTTCACCTTCAATTACAAAACCGTTTCTATCTTTTACTATAAAAGATACATTTATTAATTCACTTCCTTCTTTTCTAAGGATTTCAACTTCTATAATTTCTGCGACTTCAGGAATTCCTTGTAATTCTTTTATAAAAAGATTTCTTATTGATTCTTCAGAACTTGATTTTGTAAAAACATATTTTAAATAATCAACACCATCTTCTAGATTTAAAAAATTATCTCCTGTAAAAAACAACAATCTAGTTTTAATTTTTTGCAAAGTAATCTCTCCATCTCGAGTAAATCTAATATCTCCATTCTCTATCACTAAATCATGAGTAATTGGATTTAAATATAAATCTTTAATAGTCATATAGGAGCCTCTGTTTGAGCTGGAATAGCAGCAGTTGGACTACTTCCAACAACTGGTTTTGAGTACATATGTTTATGATCTTTCAATGAAACTATACCAGCTTTTACATCTCCAGTAGCTTCAACATCTCCAGCTACTTTTAATTTAGCGCCAACTTCAAATGTTTGATTATTCTTTCCAAATGCTTTACCGTCCAAATGTAAATCACCCTTTATATTTAAATTTGCAGTGTCTAAATTAACATTACCTGTAGATTTAAGATGAACATCTCTACAATTAATTGTAGCATCATGGTCTAAATTTATCTCAGCTGTTTTCGAAGAAATCTTTAAATGATTTTTAGAATCAATTTCAACATCTCCGTTTTGTTTTATTTTTATAGTTGTACCAGAGTAAAAAATATTTAAATCTTCTAGATATTCCAGTTAACCAGTTTGTTATATCTTTATCTGCAAAAAATACTATACAAGAATCTCCAGTTTTAACTGGCATAGTCATATAAGCCCCTCCAGACGAAGGCATTATAATAGGCACACCTGATATAACAGGATATTCTGTAAAAGAATTATCATCCTCTTTTTTTTTAGAATCTATTTTAATATTTGCTTTTTGCGTTTTAAAATCATAAGATTCAATAATTCCTGGCATACAAACATTTATAGAGTTCGTAATTTTTGCTTGTAAAGCTTGTAAAAAATCATTATTCATTTCAGCTTATCTATCTACTACAATAAGCTTAGTATACCACTCATTGCCCATATTGTCACCAATGTGAGTTAATTCTTTTATTAAAAAAGTACCTTTCAACGAGTTACTATCTATAGAAATTAAATCTCCAACTTCAAGCTGAGGGTTTAATAAACAAACCACTGAATATTCACCTTTTTCTTTTTTTTCAAAGTCTTTGTTTTTAATTGTTCTATTTGGACTTTCTATTAAACCCGTTTCTGCAGATAATAAAAAAGC